GCTTGCAAGGAATCCTTGCCGAACTGAATAGCCATCCTTGCGCCAGCCTGAACAGCCATCAACGCAGCGCCGCCGACAGCAGCACCCATAGCGACACCAGCAACGCCAAGCTGACCCATAGCGCCTGAGGTAGTCCCGCTCTGCCGATGCAGTAGCTGAAGATCGTTTATAGCGCGCTTAACGTCCGCATTGTTGTAATCGCCCGTGATCTGAACGGAGATAGCACCGCGAGCCATCATGCCCCCCTATTGACGAGACGGTCAGCGTACGCCGTTGCCTGATCCATCACGCGCTCTAGATCCTTGCGCGCGTCCGGCCCCTTCGTCATCACCGCATAGAGCAGGCCTCGCGGCCCTCTCCCTAATCCTGCCTGACCGTTGTACTTCTTCCCTAGGTTCGCTGCGAACGTCCGGCCCTTCGGATTCGGATTCGTTGATTTCTTCTTGACTTCATTCGTCCCGGCCAGTGCGAAGACAGCACCGCCCCAGTCCATCGTGACGATCTTCACCATGTAGAGATTCTTGCCCCACTTGCGCTGATCCTGCGACAGGCTCACGCGGATCTTGGAACGAACGCGCGTCCCGGTAAAGCCGAGATCCCGCCCACGGTCAACCGCTACCCATCGGCCCCAATTACTCAGAGCGTTACCGGAAGGAGTCTGAATGCGCGCTTCATCCCGAACCTTCTCGCCAGCCTTACGGAAGCCCTTAGCAATTTCGTTATAGGCCTCACGATCAAAGCGCTCTAACAGCTTGATCGTCCGCTGCTCGCCCGTAACCTGAGCCTTCATCACCATTCGCTATCGCTTCCTCTGCGCTGACGCTTGCTCTGTATGTCTCCACCGCAGGTAACGAAGCATCGTGATTTGCATACGGTCCGACTCCTCCAAAATTACAGAGGGAGCGAGTCCGTACTCATAGGCAAGGTGGCAGACGATGAAGTGACTACTGGACTCTCCAAAGGGAGGATCTCTGTCGGCCCTGCGCTTTCATCATCTGCCACCTGATCGACCGTAGCCATCCAATCTTCAAAAGGAAGATTGACGCGCTTAGTACGATTCAAGCAAGCCCACGCAAGAAACCACATATATTCCAGACGCTCGCCTATTTTGTTCGTAGGCAGATCGTAGGCACGCTCAAACGCAATAGTGTCCGCGCCGGTACAGAGAACGTGATCTACTCTCGAATCTGTATATGTGACTTCTAACGGAATTCTGTTAATCATCGCAGGACCCTTCCTTAAGCCGTTGCGCGAACTACAGTGCCCGAAGTCGGCCAAGTAACCGAGAGCGTTGCAAGATCTCCAACAGCGCTAGCGAACGGCTGATACTGATTGACAAGACAGACAGCCGTGTAGCTCGGGTTCGTTGCCGAGACAGTGCCAGAAGTAGGAACGATCACGACCGTGGCAAGGCTGTTCAGGAGCGGAAATAAAACGCTATCAACGGACGCCGAGCCAAAATCCTGATGGAAGTCCAGCGTGATGCTCGCGCTTTTCAAACCGCCCACGCGCGTAGTAAAAGTAGAGCCGAAAGCGGTTGTCTCTACTTCTGCTGATTCAATCGACAGATCGACGGAGTTAATGGAACTAGAAAAATCCGTCCCGTTAATGGTTACCTTATAATCAATCGCAACGAATTTTGGCATTGTTCCTTACTCCTTTATGCGTAGACGGTTACTGAAAAGTCCGCAGTGAGATAAATCGTATCTCCTATGGACGTTGAAGCGTACGAAAGCATTTCCGTAACGTGCAGGGATTGAGCGATGCCGCCGAGCGTTCGGTCAGACTCAATCGCAGTCTTAATGGATGATGCTCCGGTCGGATTGCAGTAGGCATCTATAGAAGCCTGAGCGTTTCGATCGGAGGCGCGTCCGACGATCACCGTCACAACGAATTCGTATTGATCTAGGCCGCGACGAAACGCCCGGTCATATGTGATGGTGGAAGGAATGACGACAGCCTGCGGAGGAGTCGGCGCATCGGGAACCGTCGCTGATGTTCGTAGGCCGCTGATCGTTGCCAGGTTGGTAGCGATCCCCGTTCTGAGCGTTCCAATAGTTACGGTCATGCGATCCCGACCATTCGCCGGTAAGGCTCCACTAGTTGCGCTACGTCAGGATCTAGCGCTCTCGTCACGCGGACGACTCCAAGCTCGTTGAAGCCCGCCACCCCGAGCGGGCTTTGTAATCTGGTGAAAATTCTTGACCCTTGCAGAACAGCCGCCTGCGTTACAACGATAGGAACAGCAGGGAAGCCGTATACGCCCGTAACTCTCACGGTAGCCTCTCCACCCGCAGCGGGCCACAAATAGTCTTCAATGGCCCTGATTCGCGTATATGGCACGGTCTGGCCGTTGCTTACTCCATTGAGCGGCTCTAGTTGATAATCAGTCGTCTTCCACGTTACGTCGAAGACTCCATCCGCGCCGGTAGATGAAGTGATCGTTACCGCTGTTCCTGCGAGATCATCAATCTGAATCACATATTCATCAGCAGGAGAGAAGACGCGCGTAATCGTTCCCGACGTTCCAAAGGTTCGACCGCAGTAGCCATCGATGAGATCTGATGCCGCAGACCCGGCCATATTTATCAGCGAGTCATCTACGGAATCAGTAATGCGCAACGCAGCTTTGATCTGCGCAGTACTCGCATAAAGGCTCATGCCGATCCTTTCCGCAGGTATTCAATCATTCTACCCATCATTTCTAGCAATTGATGCTGACAGAAGGAGAGCGAAACGAGTGCCCCTCTAGTGTCAGATTCACGAACGGATTAAGAGACATCACTCCTACGCCCATTGATCGCAGTTTCTTTGCCACCTTTGGCAATTGCTGCTCCCAAACAGGGTAAGGCTTGGGATCGCCTGGCGCGTATCCTTCGATTGCGTCCCGCTCATCCAAGATCCCGCAATCAGCGCCAGCAAGGATGATGAACTTCGCTCCAAGATACGCCGCAAAGTGCATCCCCATATGCAGCGAGGTAGGCCCGCAGACGAGATGATCATCATGAGTCGGCCAGTGCTCGGCAGTATCAAACGCCGAATACATCTGCGGGTTTGTTTCAACGAAGAAGACGTTTGCTTGAGTCGGTCTAGTCTTCGCCGGGTAGCCGATGCCTTGCTCCACCATAGGAACGATCACCGGGAGATCAGGCCTAGCATCAGCGAGGATATGCGCGTCTAGGTGGTAGTGAGTGACTGAGTAGAAGTCTTTAAGCTCGAGCGCTTCTCCTGCGCGGTTAATGCAGACTGTCGGCTTACCGTCGAAGAATCCTCGCGGTACATGATCAAGTGTCGCACCAGAGCCAACAACGTAGATCGTTTCTCCCTGATGCCTACGCTTAAAGTCTGTGTACTGCTCAGCCATTAATCCCACGAATTCACTCGCCTTCGCTCAAGACTCCAGCCGCCCTCATCCGGCTTCTCGCGCTTCCTCTGCCAGTAGTCGCAGTTATTCAGGTAGGTAGTGTTATTGCGCTCGCCGAAGAATTGAAGGGTAGAGGAATTGTGATGAATGATCGGGATCTTTGAGCGAGTGATCTTCACTCCTTCGATCTGGCATCTCATTTCATAGTCGGTATCTTCAAAGTAGGCTGGATGAAAGCCTTCATCAAATAGGCCAACGCGCTTGACGGCATCCTCAGACAGCGCAAACGCGCTCCACGGCTGCGGAGACTCAGCGAGCAGCACTCCATCCGTAGCCTGCTCATAGAACGCTTTCAGCGATCCTGCGGGCCATTCAACGTCATAGTTCGCAATGAGCCACCAAGGAGAGAACGGGTCAGCCTTAATGCCTAGATTCCATGAACCGGCGACACCGAGATTCGCAGGCATCTTAATTACCTTCGTTGACTGGACGTGCTCTATTGGCCATCCGATGGAATGCCTAAGCGCGTCCCCATTGTCAATGATGATCAGCTTGCGTATTGGGTAGTCGATTGTCTCTAGCATCCTGTAGAGGATCTCTGGACCCTTAAGGATAGGAACGATCATGCAAGGGATCACCGCAGAGCCTCCATCGCTGGCAACCAATAATTATCAAAGACAAAATCTGCGCCGTACTGCGCCACGAAGTCTTGCGCTATCTGAGATCTCCCACGGCCCCGACCGTATGCCGCATCCATCGCTTCAATGATGGAAGGAACGCCGGGCGTAATCATCCAAGCGCGCTGCGGAGAATCCCAGAACGGCTGCCCCTCCACTAGCCACCCATCGCCGAGAAGCTCGGGAGATGCGCTTGCATTCGTGCAGATGACTGGAGTTCCGCAGGCCTGCGCCTCGATCTGAGGAACGCCGAACCCTTCCCCCATTGAAGGAATCAGCAGCGTATCCATAGCGCTATAGATCGCAGCGAGGAGATCATTACCGATACCTGAGCGGTAAACGTACTGATCAACGAACACGATTTGATGATCAGGAATCCCGCACGCGGCAGCAAGCTCGCGCAGGTTGATTCCTCCCATACCTCCGCGATCCTCCGTATGAATGTAGAGCACTGCATCATCATGATGCTTGGCGAACATTGAGAAGGCCAGGAAAGTTTCAGGAAAGGCCTTGCGCGGAGGGTATGCGCCCTTATTCGCGCTGACCATTCCGAATACGAAACGATCTTCAGGAATACCCATGAACTCGCGCCCGGTCAGATCCTTACCGCCTGCGTTAATGGACTCCGTAGGCTTGAAGATCTTTTCAATAGCGTGAGGAACATAGAGACATTCAATGTCAGCGTTATTGAGCATTGCTTCCCCGAAGCGGCTCATCGCTATAGGAGTCACGTTCGGACGTCGGCACCAGGCCGCAACATCTGGAGGAACCGGCGAATGATCGATAGGAACCCAAGACGCTATCTGTTCTACGTCGTCCCACTGAGAACCCTTGAAGATGTAGACATCGTAGAGAGTGATGAGCAAGGGATCTAGCGTTGAGTGCTCATGCCGCCATGCGTGATAGTTGGCAGGCACTACATCGTTTGAATGCATCTCGAATCCGCGCGGATACTGACGTACTCCATGCCAGTCCAGCGTTGTTCCCTCTAGGCCGTAATTAGAGGAGACGGCTACCTGATGCCCTGCCGCTTGGAGTCTCGTGATCGTTTGCGCAGTCTGCGCGCCGTAGCCGGTTCTAGCCCACGGGCTATTTGAATTCCAGAGAATCGCCCTAGATTCACTTCGCTTCTTCAGCGGCTTGCTTGGCTTGCGTTTGTTCGACATCGCAGATCCTTTCGCAGGTTGACCTAATCGGGGCTCCGCACCCTGCGATAAATACGGAACCCCGACTAGGGGCAGAGAGGGTATTACTAGGAAGCGCCGCCGATGAAGTACTTAACGTGCGACGTCTGCGGAAGATCCCCATCCACCCGGAACGTGCACCTGAAGGTTACGAGATCCGCGCTGAAGGCGAAGTCATCCGAGCGATCCAGACGGATTCCGCCGACCGTCCGAACGTAGTAGCTCGGGAAGTGCCCGGCGATGACAGACTTCGCACTCGTAGCAGCCGCAGCCATTGCCGGATTCTCAATCAGAGGAACGCCGAGAACACGATCCGGCGTAGCCTCGCTCATTGACGGCTGGAAGACAAAACTTCCATTGCCATCCTGAAGGGTACGCATTGCAGCAATGCTGGAACCCTTCGCCATGAAGCCCGTTCCCGGGAGTGCCCGAGCGGCGGGATCAAGCGAGTAGTAGAGGCTGACCAGATTCGCATAAGTGAATGCGCCCGAAACACCGGTCCCACCAGTAACGCCAGAACCAGCAGCGGTAACAATGCCGTTCGGCTCAGTAGCCGAGTCGCTACCGGTCGTGAGCGCGGTATTGACCGCAAACCCGAGAGCGTTACCACAGTTCATAGCGAGGAGATCCAGAACATTGATACCGCTATCGTTCAAAAGCTCCGAGCTCACCTGCGTAAGGAAGCCGTACTTGAAGGCGTTCAGTGTGATAAATGCGGAGAACGTCGGGTCAGACTCGCCGAGTGTTGCAGCCTCAGAATTCACAGTCCCGGTACTGTACGTCGCCAGTCGGGGTATTTGTAAATTTTCTCCCCCGGCAGTATTAAGAGTAGTTCCAACGCTGAGCATCGGGCCGACAGCGCGAGCAAGCATGATTACCTGGTCGTAAAAACTAGTCGGCACCGGGGCGCCCGTCGAAGAACGACTGATATCGCGGCGCTCGGGTGCGAACTCTGCCGAGCGGATCTCGCCACGCGCAAGGCTGCGGATCATCTCAACATCGTTGATCGACCGAGCCTCAGGAGCATTGACCGGGCGAATCTCATTCTCGTGCCCGGCCTGCGCTGCGCGAACCTCAGACTCATGCGCAGCCATTGACTTAATCTCATCAATCATCTTCGTGCGCCGAGAGAACTCCTCATTCGCACGATCAAACGAAACCCGCTCATCCACGGTCATCGCGCGGTCCTCGCTCGCGCAAGTGTCCACAATGGCCTTGGCGATTTCAAGATCCTTCGCCCTAGCCTCAAACTGTGCCTTCAGAACGTCCATTACATTATGCCTTTCGGATAGATGTTTGCCGCAGGTATTAGCAAGGGTGCGGCTCCGCATCCATCGTTAACGGCACCGTTAACGGTTTATAGGGATGATGCTACATCAAACTTGCATCTCCATGAGTGCAAGCAACTGCTTAGCAACGATCAGAGAATTATCAGGCTTTGATTCCTTCGGCGCTAGCTGATCGACTATCCCTCTAATGAGATCAGCCTGCGCTGAATCTAGTTCAGCGCCGCTCTCTAATTGGGTTAGCGCATCCGCTAGAACCTGCTCATCTATCGCAGTACGCGCAGCGAGCTTCCTTACGGACGCTGAGGTTGATGCATACGCTGGCATTCCGGTGACGGCCGAGACCTCATGGAGGCGCACTTCTGTAAGCGTGCGGCGCATTCCATCTTCGCTCCACATATCTCCACCGCGCGGGACAGAGAAGCCGAACGACATTGAATCTACGATGCGCTGCTCTATGAGGATGCTCAGATTCCTTCCATCAGTAGTCATCGGTAGATCAGCCTCTGCCAGAAGACCTTTGGAATCTTCCTGAAGTCGCAAGGTTCCTGAGCGAGTAGAAGCGAGGAGCGCCGAATCATTGTGATTGACGTACATACGAATATTATTCCGGCTCTTTAGAGTGCGAGTGAAAGCACCAGGCCTGATCTGTTCAATGAACGGTAGCGGCTCAGAGTCACTATCGAAGACAGCGGCATAACCTTTAAAAGTCATTTTGTCGCCTACTGCCCTGATCTCCATGTCTTCCACAAAATGCGCGCGAGTCTCCACTATCGTTTTCGCCTTTCTCGTAACCGGTGGCAGATCAGAAACAGTGACAGCCTTAATACCTAGCGCCCGATACATGCGGCGCATGGAAGGATTATTGTCTATTGCAAGTACGACGTCGTACTCCTCAAGGAGTCTCTGCGCCATCGCACGCTTGAAATTCAGCGTGTCAGCAGTAGAGCCAGGATTCATGAGCAAGTCTTCGTATTCGACTCCAGCAGCCGCTAGCGCTTGCTCAGTTGCTGCACGCTCTGAATCGTTCCGACCAGTAATGATGTAGATGTCTTCCTCTGACTCTTGCAGGAATTGCACCGTAGAAACGATGGGTCGAGATCCATTAAGAATCGTGCCATCAATATCAGCGATGATGACAGGCTCTCCACCGGCTACGCGCGTCATCTTTCTATCTCCCTGAATGATTGCAGCCTGCCGAGCGAACCAAGCGCGCGCTGGAGAAGGGTCCAGAGGATTAATGCCCCAAAGATAATGCGCCACAGCGCCCGGTCCCGGGAATCCCTCATCATTCGCATCATTATTCCGCGAGGCTTCCAGATCGACAGCATGACGCGCAGCCCAAGCATTCGCTCTAATCACTTTGTCATCAGTGATAGAACCTGAAGCCATCAGTCGCGCTTCTCTAATTGTCCCATCGGTGATGCCATCGCCTGCCTTGCCATCAGCGAAGTATTCCAAGCCCTTAGAAGCTGCATCCTTCACATAGCCGGGGATCTCTCCCTGAATGCGCTTGCCAGAATCATTGCGACTCGAGCGCGGGTGATCCTCTGGCAGCAAATCATTATCCGTAACGTAGTTCGGATTCTCCGGCGCTCCAGTGCGCAGCAGATAGAGATAGGCATTGACTCGCGCCATTGACCATTGAGCGCGCCCAATACCGGGCCGGTGGGAAGTGGAGTACGCGCCAGAGCCTCGCCGGTATACCGCCGCTAGTTGTCCGTAGGTTGCTCGGGTCCAAGATGGCCGGTCACGCTCAGTCATCGAATCGTTATGCTCTGTGACTTTGTTCCTCAGCGCTGTCTCCGTTGCTGCACTGATCGCAATGTCTCCACCCGCACCGGCAGCGCTTCCCGGCTGGTTCTCATCGCTTCCGGTGATCTGATCCTTTGGAGGGGCAGGAGCGCGAAGCTCGCCGCCTGGCTCCATATCCTCCGCTAGCGAGAGTGCAACCATCTGCGCTACCGCGTCATCCTTCGATTCATGGCAGGCCATCACTTCTCCATCTTCCTTTACGGTTGCCCAAACGGGGCAATCAGGAGACTGATCAGTAATGAAATATGGCATCTCTACTCATCCATTTTCTGCCGAAGGATGGCGAGCTTTAAGCCTGAAGGATCGCTGAATGCGTAGAGCGCTTCCCCGCGATTCAGGTTTAGCTGAATGGTTTCGCCTACGTCGATGTGAACGCCATTCGCTAGCGTTACATCCTTATTGCCGAAGTAGATCAGCTTCGTTGTTCCAGTAGCCTGATTGTGAAGAAAGACGCGCTGAGGATTGCGATCAGCCGGGCAAACTAGTTCGGCCACCGTTCCTAGCGTGAATTGATTCTGAGAAATCGTCATGGGTACACGCTCGCAGGATCTGCGGGATTAATGGATGCGACGCTCTGAACAGATGTCGGCGGAATGCCTGTATGCATGATTGCTGGCATATCTAGAGCCTTCAGGGACTCCGCAGGATCAAAGCCCGCCATGATCAACCTAGTAAGCATTTGAGTCTTTCTGTCAGTCTCAACAATGTTTGCGGCTGCGAGATTGACGTTAGCCAAAGGAACGCGGTACTCATCCCCGCCATCGGCGGGCGGCATATCTTCAAGTCTGTGAATATCGTTGACGCTCAAAAAACCTGCGAGCTGGCCAGTGGAGTAAGCAGCAAAACGAGTCTGGATATCTCCGCGAAGGATCGCATCTAGATTGAACTTGACGAATGCAGGACCGGGAAGCAGTGACGAATAGGCGGTTTCAAACTTGCTGATAATTGGTCTCAGTGTGTATTGCGCAAATTGAATAGCGTTCTGTTCCACGCTCGCATAGGACATTGCGCCCGGCGTCGATACTTGCAAGAGATGCAAGGGACAGCGGAAGATCCGCGCTATCTCCTCCACCGCGAATTGTCGGCTCTCCAGCATTTGGGCTTCGTTGGGATCTACTCCAGTCTTCACGAACTTTGCGCCGCCGAAGAGCACGCCCGGACGATGGGACCGCTTCAGTCCCTTATGCCCTTCCTCAAAGCCTGAAGCTAGATCCTTAGCCTGCTCGCGCGTGAGGTTCCCGGGCCATTCAATAATTCCGGCGGTCACACTTCCCTGCCCGAAGAAGCGGGCGCTAAATTCCTCCAAAGCACTGGCAAGGCCTAGCGATTGCTTAACCTCATCAATGCGAGAGATCCCGCGCAGAGCGCCAGGCTTCCTCAGCTCTGTAATGTGCAGAACCTCATCAGCTCGCAGAGTCGTTCCCGTGCCAGCGTCTAGGACGTACTCAATCTCTCGAGTAGCAGGATTCCTGCGCACTTCTACGCGCGTCGGGTCTAGGACGACTAGTGAGAGGATCTCACCCGTACGGCTGCGGAAGATGCGAATAAAGACATTGCCATCTAGCAGGAGAGAAACCATCGCTTGCTGAAGATGATCTTCTCTCGCCGTACCGATGTCGGGATTCTCTACCCAAAGCGGCTTAGGCCTGAACGGCTTACGCGCTCCACCTTCACGATAGAACGTATCGACAGGAAGCGTGCTGATCGTGTCGGCAAGGAGTCGAACGCAGGCATAGACAGCGCCAATCTTCAGGCTTGTGTCTTGCGTGATGATCGTTCCCGCGTATGTCTGCTGCGCAACATTGCCACCGCTAGCAAAGATCGTTTGGAACGATACTGCTCGCTCTTCGCGGCCCCGAAGAAGATTACCCAACATCTATGCGCTCCAGCGTTATTCCGATGAGCACGCCCGTAAGCCCGAGCGCGATGAAACCCGCAGGAATGTTGAGCAAGAATACGCCGAGATTAATAGAAGCAAGTCCGGCTAGCTGAGAAATAACGATCATGCGTAATCCTCTCATGTAGCCCAAAAGCCCGGCGCACA